CGCAAAGCTCTATCAAAAGGTAAAGGATCAGTGTAAAGACACTGGTTTATCAGAGAAGTATCTGAAAGCGATAACCCAAAAGTTAGGTGGCAGCATTGAGGATGATTCTACTGATGATGAGGCGATCAGTACCCAGGCAAATTTGATAGCTGAGGTGGCTAAAGAAAGCCAGTCAGAGGCTACTAAATGGGCGCAGAAAGCTGCTGTTAAGAAACCAAAGGTAAATGATCCAGAGGATGATGATGATCCAGAGGATGATGATGATCCAGAGGATGATGATACCAATGGTGGCAAAAGGCGCAAAAAGAACAAGCGTACTGATGATCCTAATGCTGCTCTACTTACTGCTATCAACAAGCTCAATGAGCGCATGGATAAGTTTGAAGGCTCTAAAAAGACAGAGGATCGTAACGCTTTAATCAAGCAAGCGATGGAAACCCACAAGATCCCAGCTAAGTTCCGTGAGCGTTTGGCACGCTCAATCGGTGAGGATGAGGATATTGAGGAGACTGTTAAGGCATTCAAGCAAGATTTCATTACAGAGGGACTTTCATCTGATGATGAGCGTGCTAACAAGGTCGCAACTGAAAAGCAAGTTGATGAGGCTGCTGATGAGTTGCTTAGTTCAATAACCGTTAATAAAGAATAGTAAAGATGAAAGGTACTAAAAAATCTTTTGTAGGTCAGAGACCTATTTTTACTGGTTCTCCATCAATCGTCCAGGGCGGTTTTAACCTCGATGTAGCATCTCAGAAATTCAATGTTGGTGATACTATCCCAGCTGGATCTCTGGCTATCTTCGATGAGCAAACCAGAAAGGTTCAGATTATCAAGACTGGTAAAGTGCTTTCTGTGAACAGTACAAAGGTTACTTTGTACGTGGATGAGTTCTATGAGCCTATCTTTGCTGTTGGTGATAAGGTTGCTAAGGCTGGAGCTATCTCTGGCACTTTCGCTGATGCCGTATCTATCACAGCTATCAAAAAGACAGAAACAACGTGTGAGATCACCCTCTCAGCTGCAATCAGTGGTTTGGCTGCTGATAACGTGCTGGTAGAGGTAGTAGCAGATGCCTCTAAGAACGCTGCTTTGATCGGTACAGCAAATGCTGTTACTGTATCAGATGCTGATGTTAAGGAGGAGGAAACTGGTATTGACGTAACAGCTGATACTCTCAGCTACTCTCTCTATGAGAGACGTGTGCCAGCTATCCCAGCTGATCAGAAAGCTACCAATGGCTTGTACCTGGTAGGTAACGTGCACGTAAAGCTCACCAAGAGTTATTAATCTAATTAAAGCAAAGTAAGTATGAAATCAATTTTCTCAGATTTTACTGGGCTGGTTAAGGGCGGTAAGCCTTTAGATCTGCTCGCAACGTGGAAAAAGACTTTCGATAAAGCCTCTGAGAAAGAGGTTGCTTTGTTCACCAAAATGTACACTGATGACTGGTTTACTTACAACACTCCTCAGATGTCTCTTACAGCTGAGGCTATCGTAGGTAAGTACCACATCCGTTTCATGGCTACTCTCCTCACTGATGAGGCTCCAACACCTCTCAGACGTTCAGATGGCTTTGATATTTGGACAAAGGAAATTCCACGTGTAGGACACAAGTTCCCAATGACAGCACGTCAGTATCGTAAGCTCATGGAGGTTTACGAAAATCCTCACATCTCTGATGCTGCTAAGGTTCGTGAGGTTGAAAAGACACTTAAAGCCGATATTCAAGATGCCTACCTTGGTGTTAAGGATGTTATGGACTTTATTGTGCTCAAGGCTCTCTCTAACAATGGTGTAGCTCAGTTTGAGCCAGCTATCAATAACCCTGGTGGACGTAAGTTCGAGATCGACTACCAGCTGGATCCAGAAAATAAGCTGATCTCAGTTTATAACTGGACTGATGCAAATGTAAATGCACACCTGGTAAATCCAGTGCTCTCTCTTGCTGCAATCTGCTCAGATATGCGTGATCATGGCATTGAGCCAGGTGAGATCGTGATGAGCCAGGATCTCTACTACTGGTTACGTATGAACCAAAGCACACGCTTGCTCGTACATGGTAACGATAAGAGTGCCCAGGGTGTTACAAAGACACAGCTCACTACACTCCTGGAGGAGAATGAGGTGCCAGCTATCACAGTAGCTAAGCGTAAGTTTGCTATTGATAAGGATGGCAAGCGTAACACCATTGATCCATGGAATAAGAACTTTATCGCTATCAAGCCAGCTGGTGTGATCGGTGAGATCCAGCCAGCCATTGAGGATAACGAGCTCATGGAGGAAAAGGATGTAGATTACATGAACGCTGGTAACGGTATCCGTATCGCTAAGTGGCGCACTGGTGAATCTACTGGACAGCAGCAAGCTGAATACACCCAGGGCTCAGCTCGTTTGTTGCCTCTCATTACTCGTATCGGTGAGATCTACTGCATCCAGGTACGTGGTATCACAGAGAAAACTATTGAGGGTGCTAACTCTGATACTAAGTCTTTCGTACGTCTCTATGAGTACGAGGATGAGGAGGAGGGATAATCTTAAATATCACTTGATATGAATAAGATAGAATTTGTCCTCAAGGTAGCTAAATCAAACGGTTTCCGTGATAAGGTTACAAAGGAACATTTGGCATTTGGAACTATTCTCAAGACTGAGGATAGCTCCAGAGCTAATGATCTGGTAAAGCGTGGTTTGGCTGAGCTTACTGGTGCTGAGGTTGTAGAACCAGAAAACACTGGTGGTGGTAAGCCAGAGACATCTGTTAAGATCAATGATACAGA